ATGATAAATAAGAAATAGGTTATTTCTTTTTAGATTTGCCTGCTTGACTTAAGGCAATTGCTATAGCTTGTTTAGGGTTTTTAACAACCTTGCCACCTTTACCGTTATGTAAGGTGCCTGCCTTGTATTCATCCATTACTTTTTTAATCTTTTTAACTGATGCTAATTTCTTCATATTTGACCTATAAAAAAGCCCTTTATTTATAAGGGCTTAAAGATGCTACGGAGATTATGGGCGAGAGTTATCCAATAGCGTGATTATACCACAATTAAATGCTCGTGTCAAGCGACTATACGCCTTGAAGCTATAGTCAGTAAGTTATCTATACCCATTTCTAATTCATGCTCATAATTGAGAGATTTGCGAGTTTTCAAATACCTTGTATAAATTGCTTCTTTTTGTTTGGAAGGTAAGCTATCTATAATTGCATCTATTGTCCTAACATTAGTCATATCCATTTGCCCTACCATATCCTCAAAAGCATCGCTAGTAGACTCACCGCCACTAATCATGCCTAAAGACTTGCTAGGGTATCCTAAACGATGACTTGGTGTTTTATGCCACAATGCCCAATCATCTAAAATTTGTTTAAGCCTATCTATGTGCATTGGCTTCCTCTTCTGTATGAATATAAATGCCTTTAATCCTATCGCTAAAGTCTGGCATAGGGTGAAATATCATTTGTAATGGGTGAGCATAAGGTTTAAAATATTTAAATAACTTTCCATCTTTAACGCAATTCAACATACCTAAATTTTTCATGTTAAGTAAAACATATTGAACTTTTCTGCGTTCCATGCCCATGTCTTTAGATAACTCTTCAATGGTTAATGTTCTATCTCCAATGGTTTCTATAATGAGACTACGCATTTTTTCTAAATTGATTAAGCGACCTCTTACATTATAACTTCTACTTTTGGCTTGCATATTTTCCCTTATGATACATCTCTGACCTTACACTCCCAACGATTGCTTTTATTCTTATGCCAACCATGAACGTGAATCATAATGCCAGCTTTTCTAATGATACCAACATGCTCACAATTAGCAATTTTCTTTATTCTAGCGTTAGCATTGGTAGCACTTGTGGTTTGCACAAAAAGAATTTCTTTATCTCTGATAGCCATGATGTCGCAAAAGCCAAACATGTCTTGGCGTATTCTTGCAAACGGATTCCAATGTTCTGTAATAGCTACAAGGTATCCTTCTGCTCTTAACTTCTTAAGACTTAACTGTGTTGGGCTTGTCGCCATCAAATTGACTTTCGTTAGGTTTAGATGTTCCTTCTATAAAACGTTTTTCTACTTCCCCTGTAGATTTGTTTAATTCATATTCATAAGCGTGAGGTGATACGTCAGGGCTATTTTCTTTTCGTTTAAATATTTTGTTCCAATTGTTTTCTATTTCTGTTTCAGAAATTAACAACGGTCTTCTTGTAGAACCTTTACCCAATTTTAATTAACCCCTTATCAAATAACAATCCTATAGTTTTACGATGAGCAGACTCCCATGCTTCTACTTTGTCTGCTCTACTTAACTCTTTATGATTGTCTATCATATCATGGCAAGCATAACAAAGACTAGCGATGCGATAATCATGAGCCTTAATTCCTGTGCCCTTGCCATCTCTTTGTTGATTAGAATGAGAGGCACAAACTGTTCCATCTTCTCTACCACACATAGCACAGGGAAACTCACGAACTAATTCAAGTAGTTTTTTGTTTCTGTAATTACTCAAAGCTCCAACCTAACTGACTAGCCCATCGCTCAATGTTTTCTTGATACTCTGCCATCTGTTTACTATCCAACTTTGTTGTTGACCTTACTAACTCTACTGCGTTGCCTGCTATTTCTGTTTGGTATCTTAGAAACTTATATCCCATAAGTTGATGTATTGTAGTAGGGTCTTCGCCTGTGTAGTTAGCTACTGAACCATACAATGCCCATAATCTTTCGTTCTGCTCTAAAGACCTAACTGTTTTTTCTTCCACAATGTTTACCTTCCATCGTTTAGTGAAGTCAAGTGCTTTTATTTTCTCGAATAGATTGTTTAGATTCTGTTGATTTAAACTCCATCGTATCATAACTGTCTCTCCATTTATTTTTAAATACTACACCATCTTTAGAAGTTGCTTTGTAAGCAATGTCATCACCAAATAATTTCTTACATTCTTTTATAAAATCATTTATAGTCATTTTGGTGATTCTAAATACTTTAATGATTTTTGGTCATACCAAAAGTTAAACGCACCTTCCCATTGAGCATTACGTTGTTTCTGCACAAAAACTTTAGCATCTGGAATTATCCTTAAATCTTTCTCTTCTGTCTGACCTTCTCCTGCAAGTTTTTCTTTAGTACGATTACGCCAAACGCAAATAATATTATCGCAAAGGTTTCTTATATGACTACTACCCATAATATTTGTAGCATCAGGTATCTCTGTTTCATCTTTCATCTTACGAGTGTGTGCTACCAAGAATACATGAACATTCAAATCTCTACAAGTGACTGCCAACTTATCTATAAACAATTTTTGTTTCTCTAAAGACTCTTCTGAAATATCTGACATTTTCATAAGACTGTCTATCACAAATATATCTACACCTAAAATATGTTTTCCATAATAAAGTGTAGCAATCATGTCTTCAGAAGTAGTCGTTCCTAATTGGTCATAAATATATAACTTGTCTTTAGCACGTTCACAAAACTTTTCTATGTATTCATTTGTAGGTTCTGGTGAACCTAAAGTTTGTGTCACCATACGAGCCAATGTAAGCACAGGTCTCATCTCTAAAGACGCTATTAAACATTTAGTCCCTTGCTTCATCATAGATAATATTACTTGAGATAACCACATAGATTTACCATGACCACTAACGCCTGTAAGAATAGTTAATTCTGCATTTCTACATCTTATCTTATCTTCAGTCTTAATAAAGCCCAACGATTTACCAGCATGAATTTCCTCACCAAAATAACGTACCAAGTCAGAAGTAAATGTATCTGTGCTTTTAACTTTAAACTCTGCATGACTATACCTTTCATTATAAAACTCTTGCACAGTTGATTGGTTTACAGTTAGTTTATCAATGACATCCCCTAAATTCATTAAATGCCACCTTCCCATACATTCTTAACTTTTTTACCATCTTCCCATCTTGCTTGGTTAATATAAGTTAATGGCATAGGAATAAATTGACCATCACTATCTTTCCATTGTTTTGTTTCTTTCATAGCTTTAACATGGTTAACAATTTGTTCACCTATTTTGTCAAGTTTCTTTGACTTCCATTTTTGAAGACATAAATCTTTAGCAACTTTTTTTGGATACGAATTCCAAAATGTATCAAAATGAACTATAGATATTTCTTTTTCTTTTTCTTTTTCTTCTTCTATGGTAGCAAACTGATAGCCTTCTGCTAGCAACCATGATGATAACTTACCTAAAGTCTTAATTACAAAGGCTTTATCCTTTCTTAGAGCAAAGGCTATACCATCTACGTCTGGCAATTCACCATTTTTCCTGCTAGCAAGACACCAGCACTTTGCTAGCATTGCTTGACATTCGTCTGAAAGGTTCATAAAGTCAGGGTCGTTCAGTAAATCATCGCCATAAACTTTAAACCAAGTCATCTTTTTTTGAAAACGTGGATTCATGGGAGTGTAATGCTGAAACCTTTCCCAATTTTTAATTCTCATATAATCCCCTTACTCTGTTGCTTGCGGAATTGTTTCTGCCTGTCTTCTTTTAATTAACACTTCTTCAATTTGTTCTGCTCGTTTATTTGGAATTGGCTTTTCAGGATTCTTTGCCCAATTCTGAACTGCCTGAATAGATATGTCTAGGGCATATGCCATCTTACGTCTTGAGTTATGAAAGTGTGCTACCGCTTCTTGAAAGGTCATCTTGCTCTCCTTGATTGAAATGAATAGCGACTATAGCATAGTTGTCAAATCTTGTCAAATAGAGAAGTCGGATAAATACCCTGTGATTAAATTGTTACAATTTATTTACAATTTATTACAAAATATTACAATTTAGAAACAATTTATTTACAATTAATATCTATAATAAACTTGTAGGGTAAATTATCTTACAAGTATTAAATGTTCTATAACAACTTAAAGAAACTAAAAGGAAACTTTCACATGAGCAAAGAAAGCATGGAATGGTATAACCTAACAAATGAAGTGCAAGCTTCGCTACCGC